CTCGCCGTAATTGCCGTTGTAAATATTGAGCATGGCATCTTCAAAGCCATTTGCTCCCGCTTCGGCTATTCTTGTTGAGGCTTCAAAGTCATTTAACGCTCCTTTTACATCGTCTGCTACTTTTGTTGCATAACCTAAGCCGCCTACTATTGCTGTGCCTACTGCCGCCATACCAACGCCAAAGCCTTTAGCTAAAGAGCCAAGAGTACCGCTTAGCTTTCCAAACTTTCCGCTACTCTGCTCGGCTTCATCCCCGCACTTTTTAAGCTCTTTGCCAAACTTATCTGCTTCATTCCCTGCATTGTTAAGCTCCCCCTCGGTTTGTTTTAGCTCGTTGCCTGTTTTTGCAAGGGCTACTTTTGAATTGTTTAAAGCTACTTCAAAGCGGGCTATAGCATCTGCGTTTTGATTTTCTTCTGCTTTTAATGCTGCTAAGGCTTTCTCGTTTTCATTAACCTTTTTTGTCTGTTCCTCGTACTGCTTTTTTAATATGTTTTGCTTCGCTGTTAGAGCTTCCATGCTCTTTTCGTTACCCGCATACTCCGCACTAACTACCTTGAGTTCAGATCCAAGAACCTTAAGGGAATTGTTAATATCCTTGCATGCAGATTTGTACTCTTTTTCTCCGTCAAAAGCGAGTTTAGTACTTATTTTCCTTTCAGACATTTTCAAAATCCCCCTAACGCTTCATCTATTGGATCTAATTTTTGCTCTTGTATAAAACGGTCTGGGTTATAGCTTTTATGTATTTTATACAAGGTGTTTATTTTGTATGGTGTCATCTTCCAAACTTCCCGCTCTGAATATCTAAGGAGCGTTACTCCGATATACAAAAAGCGAGCAAGATCTATTTTTCCTGCCCGCTCTGTGAGTTTTTTTCGTCATCCTCTTCGTCTGAATCCTCTATGAACTCTTCGGCCTTCTCATCACCATTACTGCCCTTTGCAAAAGCCTTGTAAATTGCGTTTTGCATTTCCACAAAGTTGCCAGAGTGAATAAGCTTGCCTACTTGCTTTTCCGAAAGTGGCTCTTCTTTTTCATCTGAACCCTCGTTAATAAGCAAAGCGAGAAGCCATCTAAGATTTTTGAAAAGGTCTTTGCCTGAAAGAAAAACATCAAGCTTATCATATCCGCCCGCTTTGTCCTGCAATTCGTCAAGAACATTAAGGCTAAATAGCAAGTGTCTTTCCTTATCAAGTGTAATGGGTAGTCTGCCATCTTTAATTGCACTCATTGTAAAATTATAGGGCGGTACAAAACCGCCCATCCTCCTAATCTATTTTTATGTTCCCGATCAGCCTGTTGGTGCTGTGTACTCTTTTACCTTTGTAAACCAGCTTGTCGCTACTGGATCTGTTGGCAAGCCTGTAAAGTCGGCTTTCCACATACCATCTTTTGCTCGCTTTATAAACTCACCCTCAAGCTCTGGAGTTATAAAGTTAATGCCTTCACCTTTGGTTTCGTAGTTCTCATTAGGGATTTTAAACTTAACTTTATATAGCCATATATAGCGGTATTTTCCGCCTGTGCCTTTCTTTGAGCGAAAGCCCAAGGCAATATAAGGTGGCTCGTCATTTTCGCCAGCATAAATAGTTTTGTCGCTGTCAATGGTTTGTCCTAAAATAGCCACTTGCTTTGCTGGCTCTAAGTCGTTTATGTTTAGCTTTATGTTACCTTTAACGAACTCTTTTGCAATTGCATCAACTGCATCATCTGCACATAAAATGCCCTCTGCAACCTCTACGGAAAGTTCGGCTTTAATAGCCTTTGCCAAACGCTCTGGCGTGCCAAAGGTTTCTACTCCATCCGTTTCCGTAATGGTAGCCATGAATAGATCTTTTAGTCCAACTGTTGCCATGCTATCATTCCTCCATTATTGTAATTGTTATCGGCACATGGTAATACCCTGTGTCGTTTTCATATATCTCTGCATCTACGCTTGAGATAGTAAATCCCGCTTGCTTTAGTGCTGTTAGAGTATCGCTCAAAAGCTTTGTGAAATCTTTCTTTGAGTAAAGGTCCACTCTAAAAGTATTAAGCGTTGCGGTGCTGTCATCGTCTGCATACCCGCTCGGCTGGCTTACAATTGTTTGAAAGGTAAAGTATGTTTCTGGACTTACTTTGTTTTTATGGTCTTTTGGGTTATACACAATCCTATAAACGGGCTTTTGCAAACTCTTTAGAGCCGTATTAAGTAATTCACTTATCATTATTCATTTCCTCCCAAACCTTTAACATTTCGGCGTGTACTTTGTCCTCACTTTTGGCGTTTGCAGCATCCATCCAAGGCTGGGCGGGCATATTTGAACGACCAAAGTTTAGTACAAAGCCTTTTTCTGCATTTCTAACGCCTTTTTTGTCTTTGCCTGTGGGTGTTACCTCAATAGTAGCATCAACAGAGGTTAACTTAGTCTTTGACTTTTTTATTGAGCGTTTTAGCTCACCTTTGCTTCGCTTGCTTATTCCAAAAAGCTTGTCTATTTCCCTCTTTTGTGCTTCCACCAACACATCCGCTCCAGCTTCCAGCATTTTAGGCACTGCCTTTGTTGCTATTTCTGATTGGCGTAAAAACTGCTTTTCCACCTCATCAAAACCCACTACATTAAACTTCGCCATCAGCTTCGCCCCTTTCTGAAAGGTCGGATAATGTAAGCTCTGTAAAATCTCCGCCTTTGCTTTGATATGTCCGCAAAACTTTATACCGCTTACCCTCAAACTCTACTTGCGTTTCTTCCTCGTAGTCCTCGGTATGAAGTTCTATTTTAAGCTCTACGCTATAACCCGCTTGCTGTGATTTGTAAAACTCGCAGTAGCCTACGGACTTTTTATTACAAAACACCAAACGGCTTTGCTCGGTTGGTAACTCTGCAAAGCCGTTCTCGTTTGTATCATCTTCGGGCGGTATGGTTTTAATAAGTAATGCTACATCACTCCACTTTGACATTATAATCACCCGCCAAACTTAAGGAGCATTTAAGTAAATCATAGGACTTTTGGAACTTCTCACTATCTGGATTATCATAGCCAAAACTGGCTTTGCAATATAGAATAATTGCCCTCATTATTAGGGCATCGGCTTCTTGAATGTCGCAAACTCCTGCTAACTCCAAGTCCCTTTTACACGCATCAATGAGAGCTTGTATTTCTCCGTCAAAGTGGGTAGTAGTTACCCTCAGTGCAATCTTTACTTGTGATAACATACTAAGCCCTCCTTAATAGAATCAAGCCTTTTTTGCCAAGGTTACGAGTGAGTTTATATCTACTGCTTTGCCGTCTACGAGCATAACAGCTTTTGTAACCATGTCATCTGTTTCATTGTCCTCATACTTCTTGATGCCCATATTGTAATTAGTGTTAAGTACATAGTCCTTGAAGTTAAAGAGGAACGCAAACTTTGTACCTACCGAAACGGAAGTATCAAAAGAAGTTACATAGTCACAGCAAACAACGGTCCTGCCAAGCAATGAACGCTCTGGCTTTCCACTGATGCCATAATTAACCCTGCCGATTGGCTGTCCGTTTGTATCGGTCAAACCGTAATACTGCATGAATGTCTTTTTAGACATACACCAAACAGCCCCGCTCTCATATGCTTGTGGAAGTGCTGCTTCTGCGTTTATCAGGTCAGCATAAGCTGGAGTTGTAACAGTTAGAGCCTGTTTTGTTGGTGCTGTTTCCGTTAAAATACCCTTTGGCTGGCCAACACCTGTTCCGCTTACAATTGACTGTTCAATAGCCTTTGTCATTGCCTCCACAATGTTGCTTATAAGTGTTGCCTCAAAAGCAGAAATAGCCATTGTATCTACTTCCAAAGATACAGCTACAGCACAGCGGAGTTTGTGGTATGCAAAAGTTATCATGCCATCCTTGCTAATGTTGTGCTTCTGCTTATCAGAGCCTGCACCCTCATTTACCCAAGTTGCAACAGGCTTTACAGTTGACACAGGAATAGCAACGCCACCCTTGTATGATGTTCTTGTAATAAGAGGTAAAATCATTCCTGTGGCTTCAAGCTTCTCAACAATTTTGTTAAGAACAGTTGTTGGAATAATTGCACCAACATCAGTTGTTGAAGAGGTTGCGTTTGCTCTGTACTCCGCTGGGATTTCTGCACCTCTCAAAGCATAATTCATGAACGCTTTTCTGTATTCCATTGTGTCAAATCGGTCTACTACCTCTGTGTTTTTGTCCTGCTGAAAGTTTCTTACTACGACTGCTGGAGTATTACCCTCTGCAATGGATGCAAGCAAACTTGTTCTACGCTGTGTGGTTTCCCGAAGTACCTTACGCTCTTCTTTAAGAGCCTGAACCTCTGTTTCAAGTTCTGTAATGTCATCAGCTGTAAGCTCTGCCGATCTGGTTTCAATTTTGTTAGCGATTGCCGCAAGTCTTGCTTCAATTTCTTGTAGTCTGTTCATTGTTTAATCCTCCAATAAGATTTTTAATTTTAATAGGTTTATTCTCCGCTCTAACAACTCCTGTTTCTCACTGTTAATCACTCCGTCAAAGTAAGAACGAACGGATATATTAGTACCGTCATTAGCAGGGATGCTAACGGCTGATACATCATATACTTTTTTGATTTTTAGAATTGTGCGTGTTCTGGTTTCTCTGTTGAACTCCTCTTCCGCAACGGTAAAACCCCAACTCATTTTTGTAATTAAGCCGTTTTGTATTTCTTCATGAAGTTCCTTTGCGGCTTTGCTTTTTGATAAATCAGCGTAAATAAAAAGTCCTTTGTCATTATCTTCCAGCCCCAAAGTGCTGTTAGAGATTCTGGCAAGGACTTTTCCTCTATGGTCGTATTGCATTATTACATCTGACATATCGGCACCGTCTAAAGCGTGCCTATCTATAACCTCATGCACTTTTATGCCCTCATACTCATATAGCAAGTATGGCGTATTAAAAGTTGTTGCGTAACCTTCTGTGTAATACTCGCTGTCAATCCGTTTGTTCTGGGTTTCCGCCGTTAGCGGTAATGTCAATGTTCTGTACTCCCTCTTGTTGCTTTGTGGCATCCTCCACGCCTCCTTTCTCAAGTGTGCTTATCTCGGCATATTCACGCCGTATGTAATACTTATCACCGTCATCGACATGTGACATGTTCCAAATATCCATAACGCCGTTACGATTTAATAGCCCTCTGTCAAACAATTGTGTTGATACATTAAGCTTTGTAACATTGCTGGCATACTGCAAACGATTGGCTGTGAAAGTGATTTGATTGCCATAGGCTAATTCTCTTTGCGTGAAGGTCATATTTGACATTACAAGTGAAAGCTGAATTGCAAAAGGCTCTATTTTGCCCTCATAAAATGCGTTCCACTCATCTTCTGTATACTTGTTTTGAAGAATAGCCGCATTAGTTCCAAAGTAGTTAAAAACATTCTCATTTATCTGCTGCATTTGCAGAGGATTTATTATAAACGGTTTACTATCAACTTGCTTAAGCTCTGCAAACTTATTGTCGTATATAATCATCCCGCTCTTATTGTCTGCCGAAAGGTTATCGGTGGTAAAGCGTTCCCGCTCTTTTTTTATATCCTCTGGGCTAATCATGTTTGATATTTTAGCGAGGAATCGAATATTAGCCGAGTTTTTAACCCCGTTTATAATTCCTTCATTTTGAGTATGGATAAGTTGCATGGTGGGATATAAGGCTTGATTGTTTTCACCAAAGAAATCATCCTTGTATTGAAACTGATTTAATATACCCACTTTAGTAAGCTCTATTGCTGCACGCTGTCCGTTTGCAAAAGTGTAACGCATATATACTTCGCCGTTTACATCCAGCATCTCGCAATTTTGCGGTAATAGCGGATAGTACCCAACTATAATGCCAAACTCATCTTCAATCGGAACTATAAAAGCGTTGTTATTCACTGATAGAATTGTTGCAATTCTATACAAAAACTTGCTTGTATCCATAAATGGACTAGGCTTATACTGCAATGTTTTTTCTAAGTTTTTATAAGCCGAACCCGCTACCTCTGGCTTAAGTTTGCTACAGGCAAGAGCAAAAGAATGTATAGCCGCTCTTGTTAGCTCCATTTCATAAACACCGCCATCGTATGTTGTAAATACTGGCGTGTATGCAGACAGCGATTTGAAATAATTTGCAACTGCTATATTTTTCGGCTTTTTAAATATGCTTTCAAACAAGCCCATAAACATTACCTCCTATGCTACATTTTTGAGCATTTCTCCTATTTCGTTATAATACTTTTGCCTTACAGTCATTGCATCCATAACAGATACAAAGCCGTCTATTCTGGCTCTTTGCTCTATTTTGGTTGGCCTTACTTTTCGTGTTTCCATGTTATGCTTCATTGCAACATTAAGGAAATGAGCTTTTAGCAAATTGTTGCCGACTATAACAAAGTCACCGTCTTTAATAATGCCCTCAAACTCTTTTATAACTGGCGTTAGGTTTTCGCCTTGATATACATCATCAGTGTGGAAACCATAACATTTCAAATCATCCACCAAGTATTGAGCCGAATACCTGTCGTAGCCGATTTTTAGCGTTCTTATGCCATAAACCTCAATCAACATTACAAACCAGTTAAACACATCTTTGTAGTTTACATAGTTTTCACCGCTTAGGGTAAGCACTCCTTTTTTAACAAAGATTTCATAAGGCACACCGTCTGTTGCTGTTGCTTGTTCAAGCTTATTTGCTGGCATGAAGAATTGAGTGAACGCATACAGCTTTTTGTTTTTCTCCACTATGATTGTTGCGGCTGTAAGGTCCGTTGTTTGGGATAAATCTATACCGCCAACGGCATAAGTATTTCTAAAGTCATTTAAGGTAAGCTCTTCATTGCCCGCTTTGTCAACAACATTATAATCAAGCCAAGCTATAGAGCTATTTTGTTTTATATTGCAATACTTTGTAAGGAACTCCGCCTTTTTGCTAAGGCTACTTTCTGCAACTGCAATTTCTTCTATAAAGAAGTCCTCTGTGACAGATACGCCCATATTCGGGTTGGACTTTTTAAGCTCGCCAATGTCGTTCCACTTTTCTATATCGTCTATGATATATAGAAACGGTAATAATCTACGCTCTTTGCTGTTGCCTTTCAAAAATGCGGTAGAGCGTTTCATAAGCTCATCATATATGCCATCGTTTATGTATCCTGCTGTTGAAATGCTTAAAATCATTGGCTGTTTTCTTGCACCCAAAGCAGACTTCATTACCTCGTATTGCTTGAGTCCGCCGTCACCAACCCAGCTTGCAACCTCATCATTAACGACCAAGTGAGGGTTAAAACCGTCTGACTTTTTGGCATTAAAAGCAAGTGGTTTAACGCTTGTGTTGCTTTCCTGAATATAAATATCACTACGGCGTTTTTTTGCAAGCTCTCCTAGGTCATCTTCCTTTTGAATCATCTGAAAAAAGCCGTCATACACTTTTTCGGCCTGCTCGAGTTTTGGTGCAAGGCAATAGATTTTTGCTCCATATTCTCCATCCAAATATGCCATATATGCAATGACCGCACTTGCAAAAAGTGTTTTACCGTTCTTTCTGCCAATGACAATAAAAACTTCTCTAAAGATACGAATGCTTTTCTCATCAACGATACCAAACATCACACAAACAATAGCTTTTTGCCAAAGCTCCAGCTTTAATAAATCTTCTCTGCCCTCGCTGTGGTGACAAAAGTTTTCTATAAACCTTATAGCCTTGTTTGCCTTTTGGGCATTAAAAAAATACTGTCCCTTTTCAAGTCCAGTAACAATAATTTTATAAATAGCAAGTATCCATTTACCTACTAAAATTTCACCGCTTGTAATTTTGTAGTAATACTCATAGATATAATTTGCAAATGGCATTACTCATCCCTCATTGCTTCAAGCTTGCTTTTTTTCTTCTTTTGTGGTGGTGCTAATTCGGCGAGTTGCTTTATAATTGAGGCGTGGTTTTTTGTCATTGCTATATGTATTTCAACCTCTGGGCTTTTCTTTGTTCCGAACTGATTCTCACCGTTTTGGTATTCGCTTGTGTATCCGTTAGCGTTTATGGCTTCCTGCAATTCCTCTAAAGAAACTGCCATAAAAGCTGCATTATCTATCAATGAATTAACGGTAGATAGCTTGTTTTTATCCAAATCTTTAAAGACTTTTTTAAGTCTTCTTACTTCTTTTTCTATTTTCTCTTCTTTAGATGTAATAGTATCAGTTGCCATATTTTCACCTCCAGACCACACCCCCTTGTACGAACCTTGCAGAGTTTTTTTAACCTCCCCCTTCGGTGTTCATCCCCCGAAGGAAATTATTTTGATGGGGGGGATTGCAATAAATTTCCCTGTGCATCAAACTTGTATCTTGTTTTGATTTCGCCCCTGTGATGTTCTTTATTGTGGCAATCTTGACACAGAGCTTCTAAGTTTTCAAAGCTCAATGAAATGTAAGGATCGTTAATGTTCTTAGCCGTTAGATATTTTTTGTGATGAGCTATTTTTGCTGGCATTGGATTCTCAGGAGTGGAGCAACGCTCACACAAATATAACTTTGAAGATAGAAAAGCATCTCTGCACTCACGCCAACGATCACTGTTATAAAACTTCTCTGCCCAAGGTTTCACCTGCTCACACCTCAAAATAAAAGCGTTCCGACTAATCGAAACGCTTTTAATATTTCATTAAATTTAAAACTTCCATTGTTTCTTTCGGGTTGAACAACCCATTAAATCATAGACCATACAATAACTAAAAATAACACTGATAAATAACATGGTTGCAATTATACCTCTTATGATTCTATCCGTAGTGCCTACATTTTTTCTGTATTTTAATATCATAAATATCACCTCAATATTATCATTGCACTTTTATGATTATCTATTCAGATGATATTGGTCCACTTGATTTGTTTTAATCCTTTCATTTGCCCTGTTGTAGTATGTAGTATCTTTTTCGATTTCTATACCCTTACTTTTAGAAATATCTATTAGTTTTGTTTTATATATTTCATTACACTTATAACCAATAATGATTTTTTTTAATTTTATTCCAATATAGTCATAACTAACAGGAGTTCCCTTATAATTAAATTCATTTTTTATATTAGGAAAAACAAGACCACCAAATTCTCCATTTTCATCATCAAACGGACAAAAAAAGAATCTAATTTCTTTCTCATATTTATATTTTTCGTCTTTAAGTACAATTGGTAAAATAGAAACTTTCTTTGCCTCTTTTGAGGAAAGGTTAGCACTTTTAGATTGTATATCATTTACAGATTCTATTATACTTTCTGTTAAATCAACTTTATTTTTATTTAGATATACAACGGGATATAACTTATCATAATCTAATATGTCAAAGCAAAGACAAAAACCATTATAAGAGTTAGCATAATTTTCCCACATAAAATCTGTAATATCTTTTGTAAAGCATGACACATCATAAAGTTCTCTTAAAGCATTAAATTTAAATTGAATATTTGCTTTTGTAATATGTGTAGCTTTTGCTACTTTTCTGATATTAAATGGCGTTTTCAATTCACTTTTATCTTCAAAATACTTAATATGGCTAGACCATATCAAATCATTCTCAAATAGGTTTAATTTGCTTTTATTAAGTTCTATATTTTTGTCAAAACCTACAAATTTGTATAACATATTATTTTTAATAGACTTACGAATATATTCTTCTTTATATATTTCAGCTTCATCATTTTCAAGTTCAAAATATTGTTTGTAAAACTCAGACATACTTTTCTCCCACTTCAAATAATAGTAACTTATTTTACCAATAGTCTTAATTCCAATAAACAATATTATATCACAATATTTTCCAGCATGCTATATATATCTAAATATTAAGAGTAAAGAGCCTCCGAAGAGACTCTTTGAAAGTATGAAGCGTTTGCCCGCTCTCTTAAACTTTCTATATTAACATTGTAGCGGATGTATAGCGGACAAAACGGACAAGATTAATGAGTTGAAATATATCTTATATAAATTTTGCGTACACTATCAGCTGTATTCGAACCTCCTATCGTCATTGCAACCTTAACCCAAGAATAACAATTGATGCACCTAAGCGTTATTATCATTCGCATGAGGCTTTCATCAATGTTGTATATGTAATCCTGAATGCGAAGTGTCTCTGTGTTTATACGTTGTTTCAGTTCTGCAAGTCGTTTCTCTAATTCAATGCGTTTGTCAACATTGTTTTCAAAACTTGCACCAGCAAAGTCTCCGCTACCTGTTGGCTGTGCTGATATGTTTGATGTTATTCTTGTTGCTTTTGTTTGTAACTCTTCGAGCCGTTCATCAATAAGCTTCATTTCTTTTTTTAGGTAATAAATCTGTGATAGTTCTTTATTGGTCATGCGTTATCTCCTTTTTTGTTCTGTCATCATTGCTGCAATGCATCAACGCAAACCTTGAATGTTACTGTTGTGCTTCTAAAAGCTTTAACTTTTTTAAAAATTAACTTTCCCGCTCCTCTTTGTTTTTAAATCACTACTTAATATTATCCTTCACATTTCCAACTACAGCCTATAAACTTTTACGAATATCAAAGATAAAAAAATATAATACTAAGGATGAGGTGATATTTATGAAGTTAGATTTTAAAAAAAATGTAGGTACTACTGATAAGATTGTTAGAGCAAGTATTGGCGTTTTATTGCTCGTGTTTGGACTTACGGAAATAATCACAGGTTGGTTTAAAACACTCGCAATTATCTTTGCAATACTTCTATTTGTTACTGTGATTTTTAGTTATTGTTCTATTTATGAT